TGAAGCCATGCTCAACGCGGGGACACCCTGTCCCAAGGATGGGTTGGTGGGGGATAAAGCTAGGTTAGCTTGGGAAATGCAAGCTGTTGAAGATCAAATTGAGTATGAACAAAATAGTCCAGTAAGGAATATATTTGATGGTAATACGGAAACAAAAATTGGGCTGGGCGTTATTTTTAGCACTCTTGCCTTCTTACTCGCAATGTGAGCCATACACATACGGGACAACTGGAAACGCCGCAGGGACTTCTCTAAGCTGGACTATGGCTAATGTTTTGCCAGAAGGTATTGGGCTAGATGTAAATGGGTTAATTTACAAATATACTACTGTAAAAAATCCAGAGGACGATATGCTTGTCCATGTTGGTAATTTAAATGCTAATGGCGACGGATACACATTCAAAGAAACTGATGATTGGTCAGGAGTTCCAAGCAATACAATCGCAAAATCTTTTTCATTGCCAAATATACCATCAGCCCATTGGGGAAATGGCTCGATTGAAGTTGAGGGAACAGGTGAAGTTAAAGACGCTATAGTCATATATAGTTATAGGCTTGATAAATGTTTTGACCCACAGGCTGACCCATCATGTGCTGGATATAGGCAACCAGTACCGCCTGTTATTGAATATGAAATATATAACGCTTTAGATGATAATGCTGTTGTGGATAATATAGATGTAAAAGCTGATGCGGATTATGATGAAGATGAAGCAAAGCGTGATGAAGACGAGGAAAAAGAAGAACAAACAAGAATAGAGTTGGGTCTAGCTCAAGCTGAAAATGCATTAACTCTTACACTTGATCAGGGGCAGTCGCAGATCATCAACGCTATGAATTCATCGACTAATATCGACACATACTATAATTCTAAGATTAATGGTGGTATATATAAGGATAAAGTAGTTTTAAATGGTGGCAATTTGCCAGATAATAAAAAAGGTTTAAGAAATAATTTAGCACAGCAACTTCTGCATAATCAATTAGTGGACTTGCAATATGATTAAAAGGAAAAGAATGATGAAATATTTAAGTACAATTTTTATATTACTGGCTTGCCCAGCAGTAGCAAATGTTGACATTGTTGGAAGTGTCGAGGCCAAATGCGTAATTCAAACAACAAAATCTGGTGTATATGGAAACCCTATTGCCAGTAAATTAAGCACAACACCCGCTGATGGTGGGGTTTTGCCTGTAATAAGATATGATGTTTCTATAGCTGATGCTTATACAGCTAATATCACTCACCCAACATCTTTTAGTTCATCGCCAACTTTATCAGATACAGTTGCATGGACAGGCAGTACAAGCGTTACGCAAACGTCTGTTGCTGGAATGTCAGCATATGAAGCCGCAAAAACTGTGGTGGACAGTACGACCATATTCGATTTGACATTGGCTGGTTCTACTTGGTTTTCTACAGCTTCAAGTGCAGTCTATGGACAAGCTAAACCTTTTTCTGGGGGTACATATACCGCTTCAGTAGTAGCAACGTGCATACCAAAGTAATATTATTTACCATACTTGGGTTTATGTTGGGAACTTATGCTCAATCACATGAGCAAACCCCAGCGTATCCTAGAATATTACCTTCTCACGTCGAAGGCGTGGTTAAGGTGCAATTACGATTATTGAACAGGCGAAAAGAAATAAATTATTATGAAATTGGTTTGTTTGACAAGAATTTTGAAGAAATGGATTTTACCACAAAACGCAAAATAATAAAAATAGATTATCAAGAAAAAGTAGATTTTGATATTTATTTAAGAAAATCTGATTTAAATAAGGCAGTTTATATTTGCACTGCCTCAAAAATTTTAAAATCAAATAAATCAAGGGCGGTAGTATCGTCTTTAGTATGTTCAAAATTAGGTGGAGAACCACTATGAAAAAATTAAGTAAAAAAATGGTAAGTGAGCAAAAAAGATTAAAAAAAGAAATAGATGAAAAGCTTTTGCAAATAGCTGATGGGGCAGGGTCAGATAGTAGAAATGAATATTACAAAGCAAAAGAAAATTTATTTTACTGGGTCACAGAAAAACATGTCGAAGGTTATGAGGTATAAAAAATTAGGTGGAGAACCACTATGAGATTAGTATTTATATTATGTTTTTTGGCTAACATAGCAACGGCAGAGAACAGTTCTTTGTCACTTGCTTTGCCAAGCCCACCTATGAATTATCAGTCAGATAGTTTCTCTACAGGAAATATGAGATGTAGCAATTCTGTAGGTGGCGGAGTAAATCTTGAATATGGCGTTACAGGTGTTCTTTCTGGATTAGATACAAACAGCAAAGGGCGAGATATAGGTGTTTATGCAAGAATAGTTATTCCACTGGATAAGCCAAAAGCGCGTATCAATTGTAATGACTTATACCAGATAGAGCTGGCACAGCGCAGATTGGAAATACAAAAACTACGTGACGAAATCGAAGCACTTAAAAACTTGCAAAATGTTGAAATGGAGTTTGAGGACTGATGGTGGATACAACAAAAATTGCAGATGATATTGACGGATTGGCTGACAAAAAAGTCAAAGTTGGTGGTTTTAAGCTGACTTTTGGGTCAATTATGGCTATACTTGCGTTTCTAAGCACAATCACAGGAACTTTATATGGAGGTTTTCTGATGTGGCAGAAGGTCGAGGCTGTTGCTGGCCTTGATTTAGATGAATATCAGGCTGAAATTAGATTTATAGATAATAAGATAACAGCATTAACGGAAAAATCAGAACAAGGGATAGATTACACACGCGACATTAAAAATAATTTAAAAAATGACATTCTTAGATTAGAAAAACAGTCGGATAGAACAGAACAATTAGTTCGTAATGTTTTAGATGATGCGCGTGATATGATTGACAAAGCTTCTAGGCGCTTTGAAACACAAAGAGAACAGCTAAGAAGTACACAAAAAGGCGATATGGCAGAGTTAGAAGCTCGGCTAGAGAAGTTAGTGCAAAGGGCTTTAGATAATCCCCTTGCAAATTAGGAGTAAAAAAATGACTGAATTTGAAAAAGCTGATTTGGATGGAAATGGTACTATTGACCAAGCTGAATGGGATAGAATAGCATTTGAAGATAAGCGCTTAAAAATGCTCGATGACGATGCACAAAGGGATGCCCAGCGCAAGATGGCTTGGTTCTGTTTATGGGGCATGTTACTATATCCAGCAGGGGTAGTTATCACCAGCGGATTAGGATTAGACAAAGCCGCAAACATTATTGGTGATATGGCCAGTATATACTTTTTAAGTGTTGCGGGCGTAGTAGGTGTTTTCTTTGGTGTTACTAAAATGGGTGGCTCTAAGTCAAAAAATGGTGATTAATTATGTATCAATATTTTGTAAAAAATGTCTTAAAAGTCGTTGATGGTGATACTGTAGATGTAGAAATTGATCTGGGCTTTGATTTGACTAAAAAAGAACGTGTTCGCTTGGGTGGAATAGATACACCAGAAAGTAGAACTAGAGACTTGGAAGAAAAGAAACTAGGTCTTCAAGCTAAAGATTATCTCAAAAGCTTAATCATGAACGCTGATAAATTAATTGTTAGAACAGAAAAAGATGGTAAATTCGGAAGAATGATTGGGTATTTATATATGAACCCTGATGCAACAGTATCTTTAAATCAAATGCTCATAGATGAAGGTTTCGCGTGGATGTATGATGGCGGTACTAAGAAAAAGGATTTGCAAGAATTACTTGATAAAAGGAGAATGCAATAATGTTAGCAAGTTTAATAGGACCAGTTACTGGTTTATTGGATAAAGTTATTGAAGATAAAGATCAAAAGGCCGCTTTAGCTCATGAGATCGCCACAATGTCCGACCAGCACGCTCAAGAGGCACTTATGGGGCAACTTGAAATAAACAAAGCAGAAGCCTCTAGCGGCTCTTTATTCAAAGGTGGATGGCGACCATTCATAGGTTGGGTTTGTGGATTTGCTTTTGCTTATCATTTTGTACTGCAACCTCTTATTGTCTTTGGAGTTACGGCGGCTGGTGTAGATATGCCAGCTTTACCAGAATTTGACATGGGTAGCTTGCTTACAGTTATGATGGGTATGCTAGGTTTAGGTGGACTTAGATCAGTTGAAAAACTCAAAAAAATTGAGAAATAAAGGAATAGAAAATGAAACTTACTGATGATCAAGTAAATGAATTACTTCATGGCAACTCAAATTGGTCAGATTGGGTGAAGCCAATGCAAGAGTTATTGCCACAATATGAAATAAATACGCCAGCACGTATTGCTGGTTTCATAGCTCAATGCGGTCATGAAAGTTTAAATTTTACAGTTTTAGAAGAAAATTTGAACTATTCAGCGAAAGGTTTGAACGCAATCTTTCCTAAATACTTCAAAAATGCTGGCAGAGATGCAGAGAAGTACCATAGAAAGCCTCAAGACATAGCAAACGTAGTATATGCTAATAGAATGAAAAATGGTGATACTGAGAGCAATGATGGTTGGAAATTTCGTGGCCGTGGGGTCATTCAATTAACTGGCCGTTCAAACGTCACAAGATTTGCAAATGATATGAATATGGCAATTTCAGAAGCAATAGAATATTTAGAAACAAAAATGGGTGCTTTGCATAGTGCTTGTTGGTATTGGGATAGTAGAAACATCAACAGATCAGCAGATGATGGTGATATTGTTACTATGACCAAGCTAGTTAATGGTGGGACTATAGGAATTGAAGACAGAAAACATCATTACGCTAGAGCCATAGAAATACTAGATGGCACATATGTTCCAAAACCAAGTCCAATTTTGCTGAAGGTTGGCAGTACAGGCGATAAAGTAAAAGATATTCAAGAGGCTTTAGGTCTTGATGCAGATGGGCATTTCGGCAGAGTTACAAAAGCAAAAGTAATGGAATGGCAACAATCAAACGGATTAACTGCTGATGGTATTGTTGGAAGTAAAACCTATAAAAAACTAATAGGATAAGTAATGATCACTAAAATTGCTCATCGTGGAAAATTATCACAAGGACAAATAACTCGATTGGGTGGTTTAATCGCTTTTGTATGCGGAAGAACGCCATATGAACACATAATGAAAGATTTATATGAGAATGATTTTTTAATTCAGGAAAAATCAGAGCCAATATTAACTAATAAAGGAAAAAATGAATTAAATAGGTTGACAGCAATGGCGGGCTTGCGTCCAGAACATTATGCAGATATTTAGTTTCGGTGGGGCGTAAATCTAATTCGGGCAAAAGAACTTAGATAGATGTGTTACCAAATGCGCTACATTTAAATTCATCGCGCCCCACACGATTTTTCTTATTTTAATATTAATTTATCTCTAGGTAAATCATACTTATCAACAACTCTTTCTACTGTTGGAAGTGATAAGTGAAGTGCATATGCAATTTGAATGTTGTTTAAGTTCATAACCAATAGCCTGTTTATGGTGATGGTTTGTTTATTAACAACAATATAATCCAACTCTTTTTGTTTTCTTTTGTTGGCCGCAATTGCTTTTTGTTGTGAGATACGCCCTCTATCAAACTTAGAATGAGTTTCCTCACCACCATACCTTTTTTCTTGTTTGGCCTTTAAGCGCATAAGCGCGGCGGTTTCAGCTTCAGTTGGCTTTCTTCCATGCGCCTTCTTAAAGCTATCAAGACTAATTTCCACATTACTTAATGAAATACTCATATTCTATATCCCTTTCCTGTTTGTATTTCTTTCCACTTTATAAGCTGTTCTTTCGCTTCAAAGTATTGTTTTTTTGCACTCAACGGACTGTCTTTATTTGTCCATTGAGTGTATTTTTCATTCAAGGTATCCACTAAGTTCTTGTGAATATCCTTTAATTCCAAAGGCAACTCTTTCACTTTGTTGCCTCTTTTACTGGCTTAATAAATTTTAAATCATTTTCTTTGCAGAAGTGATACAATTGCTGACGATGCATACCCAATACTCTGGCCGCTTCAGCCATAGTATATCCCTGAACAATTTGTTCCATTATAAGGCCAATACGTTCAGCCTTTTGCATGTAGAGCAATTTTTTCCATTTACTTTGTATCATAATCCAATAATCCTTTTCATTTCTTTTACTTGGAAATATTCATTGTGCTGGGGATGGCGTGACATAAACAATCGCGCATAAAGGCCAAGAAAATCATTGGTTATCTTGTAGCGTTCTGTTGATGAATTGATTGTACTTTCCCAGCGCATTCTATTGCCTATCATCCAATGTGAACCGCGATCTGGTCTTTTAGATATTAACTGTAGAGTGAACTGCTCAAACATCTGATAGACTTCAGGTTCTGTCCTATAGTGGTACAAGAACCTAGTGGCCAAATCATCTTTTCTCATATTGTGCTTTGCACCATCTAAGAAGTTTATGAATTCATTTTCTGTTTCAAATTGCATTTTATAACCTTTCATTTGATTGATGGGGCTTTCGCCCCGTTTGATTAAACATTGATGTTTCGTATAATACTAACACCATCATTTAGTGGTTCGTATCTATCATCATTTAATACAGATACTTTAGTTGGGCGCTGTATTGTGGTTTGCTTAATACCATCGCGCTCGCCATGTTCTTTGATCTTTGCCATGCAGTTGATCAAAGTACCCTTGCTACCCCAGCAGTTTGTGCCTTTGTAGATAACAATATTATTATTCTCATCACGGCAGATATTGACATATGTTGTGCCGTAAAACCCATCAAATTCAACAACGTGCTGTACTGTCAGATCAAAAGATTGACGCTCGCCAACAACACCAACATGAACACAATTAACATCAGCCCCTTTGCGTTCAGCAAGTTGAGCCGCCCTTTTATCAATTATTTTCACAACTGCATCACGCTGTTTCTCAGTTAAAGAACCATAATCATTTAAAGCTGTTTCCATTTTGCCAAGAAAGCTATCTGGTTTATCATATTTTGCACCAGCTAGAAATTCTGTGATTTCTTGTGCGCGCTCATCATTAGCAAAAAACTTTTTAGAGCGACCTATAATAGCATTAGCTTTAATTCTGGCTTCAACAGCCGCTACATATCTTGGGTTATCCCATTTGTTTCCATAATCGTTTTCTGGGTAGTATGTCATTTTAATAATCCTTTTGCATTTGATAATGTAGATCATACAGCAAAACACAGCACTGTCAACTAATTGTTTACAACTTAATACTATACATACCTAACATTGATTTTTTCACTTTAGGATGCAGGGTATTTACATAATCATGAAACTGCTTTGGCGTTCCATCGATTGATAGATTATCACAAACACCTTGAGCTTCCCAAAACTCTTTATCAGGTGGGTTTGTATTGCATCGGCACTTTTCATGCATTGTGATCTCATCATCCATATGGCAATGCTGATACGGGTACGAAACCACACCCGTATCTTTGCATTCATTGCACTCGTAAGCGCTCATGATTTGTCAGCCTGAATAAGCTCATCCATGCGTTCCAAGTAAATATGAATAGCATGATGCAAATCTGTTAGGCTGGCATTCTCAGCACATTCCCGAATAGTCGTGAATTGATGAGGCTTGCCGTGTGGGTAGACCCTAGACCTTAAATCGCCCACTGGTGCATCAGCCGCAGTAAACGGCTTTCTGGGGTATTCTGTGGACGTGTCAGGCGATGTTACGGCCGCACGTATATGCTCATTGAGCTTATCGGTAGTAGAAGTTGCACCACCAACTTTCTTTTCATTTAGGAAATCCAACAAAGCCGCCTTATCAGTTGGTACTTCAGTTGAGGTAGTAACGCCAAAAGCTTTTTTAGCTTCTGCTTGTGTGCCTACCCAGCTTCCAATTCCATTAGTATACAGTTTCATTCGAATGCGCCTCCTAGCGCTAGTTAATGGGGCAAATGCCCCGTTTAATTTATTTACGCTCAAAGTCAGCATACATTTGTAACATTTTATCCCAGCCCCATTTCACGAATTTGGCGAGATCATCACCTTCATCAATGCCATGATTAGAGGCAAATTGTTTCAGGGCTGAAGTAAGTTCCATTTCAGGAAACTCATGAACCAGATCAATTGCTTCATTATAAGCTTTTTCCCAAGTTGCGTTCATATCAATGCGCCTCCTAGCGCTAGTTAATGGGGCTTTCGCCCCAGTTGAATTATACAGACTTTTTAAACCCAAATGGTGAGCAATCATAAGATACACCATCAGCAATAAATCTATCTCCCATCATTGAAGATCGCTGACCTAAACCATCTTCTCTATGCTTCAAAACAGTTACCTCATTATTATAATCACCATTTGCAATTGAGTTACCATCTTTCAAAGTGAAAGAAGTTTTTTTGATAGACCAAGAACCCTCAATGTTATTTGTCCAGCGGTATGCATACTCAAGACAATCATTAGTTGTTCCAAACGCAGATATTTCTACTGGAATTTTCACTTCAGCAACTGGTGTATAATTAACAACATTGCCTGTTTGGCGGTCACGATTTGCATGTTCTACTGTGATTTTCATAATTTATATTCCCTATGGTTGCGAGGTGAACCCTCATTTGATAAACAATCTGTAAAGCTTATGATTACAAATGTAAACAGTTAATTTACAAATAATTAAAAAAAGTTAAAAAAAGGAGCAGGGAAATGTTAAAAACACTAGAATTTAAGGTGATGGGCGCACCAGTTGGCAAGGCTAGACCAAGATTTACTAAGTCAGGGCATGTTTACACAGCTTCCAAAACAAAAGATTATGAAAAGTCTGTAGGTCAAGCGGCGTGGGTGGCAATGCTCAAGGCTAGATTAAGGCCAACAGATAAGAGGGTAAGCGTAATTATGTCTCATCATTTTAAAATTCCCAAATCATATTCAAAAGCAAAAGTAATAGCTTGTCAGGCTGGTAGCATAATTCCTCCAACGTATGATTTAGACAATTTAGCAAAATCCATATTGGATGGGTGTAATAAAATTGTGTGGGATGATGATGCTTCTGTTTGGCATTTAACTTGCTTTAAAAGATATTGTGATGTTGATGTTGAACCACACACACAAGTCAGAATACAGTGGGATGACGGAAGGCCAGAGAAAAATATATTATGATACCAAGATTTATTTTTGATATGGATGGGACTTTGACTGATAGTGGCTCGAAAATTGACCCATCATTCGCGGAAGTATTCAAACATTTTTGCTATGATAATTATTGCTATGTTGTTTCAGGTGCTAAATACAATCAAATAAGATGGCAATTAGGTGATGAAATATGCAATAATATAGATGGTATTTTTTCTTGCGCTGGGAATGAGCATTGGATTGAAGGAAAGCTAATATCAAAGAACACATGGACACCATCACCATATTTAATAGCTGTACTCGCAAATTTCTTAGCAATTTCAGGTTATCCACACAAAAACGGCAAACACTTTGATTTCAGAAATGGTATGTTTAATTTTAGCGTAGGCGGTCAAAATACAAATCCATCAGATCGCAAGATTTATATTGATTGGGATAATTATAGTGAAGAAAGATTGGCAATAGTAAATAGAGTAACGTCAAATTTTCCAGATATTGATTGTGTTGTTGCTGGTGATACTGGGGTTGATATTTATCCAGTTGGTAAAGATAAAAGCCAAATTTTAGAAAATTTCTTTGATCAAGAGACAATATTTTTTGGTGATAGCATAACTAATTATGGAAATGATTTTGAAATAGCTAAATATTGTGACGTTGTTTATGAGGTGGCTAGTTGGCAAGAAACAAATTTAACATTAATCGCCAACTATTTTAATGTGCAATAAGAATAATCAGCACCATACATTTCACGCCATTTTATCGGCTCTTTGTGAATAGCGATTTTAGTTTTGTCATTACCCCATAAGCCTTGGTGGTGATCTTCACATAAAGGGATAGCAGTGCTGTCTGGACGCTTTGCACCACTGAACCTATCATGAATAGGATGGTGCGCCGTTGTGGGGCTTCTTTGGACTTCGCCGTATTTTTGGCAGATACAGCATCTTTTTTGTCTGATTTCTTTAAGGAATTTTTCATCTTTTTTCGCCTTTGGTTTTTTTAGTCCAATAGATGCTTTACCAGTTAGATTTGACATTGCGTTATAATTTAAGCCCTTTTGGACGTATTTTAGGTTTAACACTAAGACCAGAAACTTTATCTGTCATAATGCATTGAGCCATACTATCCATATCTTCATATGGTTTATATGCGGCTGGTAATGCGTTTCCACACTCGTATTCATTACTATACAGTGTTTTCTTCTCAATTTCTACACCAGCTACGACATATGTTAAAACTAGAAATGTGTAAAAAGTCATTTTGTGTACCTTTCATTTTGATTTGCAATTAGACCTACAAGCCAGTTGGGGTCATAATTATAGATGTTTATTTTTCTTTTGCTGGTTTGAACCCAAGTATTTTTGTGTCCTATTCCCATTCGTGTGCCAGCTATTTCCCATCCCATAGATTGCCAGAAAAAATTACTTTCCAAATCATCAGCACAACCAGCATCAAATGACATTGTGCCAATAGATAATCCCCATTTCACAACACTATTTAATAACATTTTACCTCTCTCAAGCTTTCTGGCATCTTCCTGAAGGCATATTTGTGCTATCTTTCCCTTTCTGTATATTGCGTTTCTTTTGCCGAAACTGGCCAAACAAAAACCAACAAGATCATCATTTACAGTACATATGAATAATTTGTCATTGCATACAGGAGACCATCTTTTACCCGTTTTAATCCCAGTGATAGCCGCTTCATAAGCCATTTTAGGAATGAACCCTAAACTAAGGCTTTCTTTTTTGCTCAGACTAATAACATATTTAACGTCTTCTAACTTTGCTTCTCTGACAATTGTTGTTTCTATAACGGACATTTCATTAGTTCTCTAACAATTCCATTGGGTCGAATTCTAAAGCTGTTGAAAGTTTTTCTAAAGCTGTTTCAAAATATTTATTGAATTCGTCTTGGGTCATTTTTTCATATGCAGTGCTATCAGCCGTATAATAAACATCACCAGTAAAAGCGTTCAGAGTGGCTTTATAATGCCCGCAGAGCATCTTTAGATCATTATGTAGATGTTCACTGGTAGCCCATTTGTTTGTGGCTTGAACGGCCTTATTTAGTATTTGCCAGTATAGCTTGTGCTGGGGTGGTGATCTTTTCTTCTCTGGTTTGAGCGTAAATATTGA